CCAGCAATAACTTTGCGGCTCGGTTGTCACTGCGTACTATTGCTAATTCAATCAACTGACGACGAGTACTTTCATCGTAAGGTGTTGAAATTTCTTTTGTTTTTTTCTTCCGTGTTGTTTTTGTTTTGATAGACAACGGAGTATCCAATGGTGCGCGGCTGTCTAATACTGTTATCACCGTGACCAATTTAGTTATGCTGGCCACACTGCGTACTGCGCTGGTATTTTCGCCAGCAATAACTTTGCCTTCACTGTTTGCTACCAGCCAGCTTTTAGCAGTGACTGGTTGTGCATCAATCAGTGATGAGAAGACTAGGACTAATATACATAGCAATACACGCATGACGGATCCAATTTAGTTGAAATACTTATGCAATCGTTGTGTGTTTGGTTCTAGTCCGCGGTCTCTTAATCTGCTGACAACTTTTTCTAATTGTTCAGTTGTAAGGTCATCCCACGCACGATGGTTAATTGACATCCAGGCCAAAAATATAGTATCATGGTCTAGCATGGATAAAAACTGTGTTACTTCATTAGAAAAGTTAGCTGAGTCGCGCAAATAAGCCACTGCCCAATCCTTGGCCTTATAATGAAATTTATCAAACCCACCCTGCTTGTGTACCCAATGATGATACAACATGTATTCACTCTTGCCCGACAGGCTATGGAACCATTTTGAAAAATTACGAAGTCCACCATTGTACGCTATCAATTCTTTCACTAGATTGGTATGTAAAAATATTGGTGTACAATGAGACATAGTATCATCAGCTGGGTCTGCTATTTCAACGTCAAGAGCTTGTTTGTAGGTATTCCAGGTCTGCATGGGCATCACGAACCCACCTGTTCGATATGGTACTTTATTATCTTTTATTGGAAAAACTTTGTATCGCCATTTTTTGTATAAAAAATTCTGGGTATCCAGTGACAGGTATGCAGTTGAATTTAGCTTTTCAGCAATGGCTAACTTTAATATCTGTTGGTCGTCCCATCCGCCCCATTTTCCAGCTTTGTCGGATGCAGTTAAAAAATCAAAATCATCATGATACAGTACTGTTAGATTGTGTCTATCATACAAATGTCTTATCTGCAGATTAAATATCTGCGTCCATGACTGCGGATATTTTTCATTGACAATGATATAGATATCTGTGGGATCTGCCAGGTGCTCTCTCATGCTTTGAGCCTGTAGCTCTAGCATGGGCCAGTGACGAAAGCAGGTTACTACCACCAGTGGAAAATTTTCAAATTGCAAATTCATGCATGTATTTAATGTTATCTATTTAGAGGATTTAGGTTTGCTTGAGGTTTGTTTGGCTTCTTCCATTGCACGGTCACTTGCTGGACTGCTACGATATGGTTGAGTATGATGCTTGGGTAAGGGTGGGTGTTTTGGAGGTTTGTGTTTGAACCAACTCATCTATTGCTCCTTTTGTTAATCTATTTAATTATTATATATCCTATGGACAATCCTATACAAAAACTCACAGTTGATGAAAATAAAGTTGTCACAGCAAAGTACAAGTTGTTTTCTACTATGTCAATGAGTTTGAATGGTGGATCCAGTACATGTTCAGCATGAACATGTACTGGTATGGGATGAAATATCTCCCAGATTTCTGTATATGATTTATTGCTAGGATCAGTTAGTATTGCTTCACCGCCCTCAATCTTAACCAATGCAAATTCATTGACATTGAATAAAGATTCTTTTATTGGGTAGATTTCTTTACCATCCACTGACAAAAACAATCCTTTTGTGTTCGACTGTATTCGGTGTGTTTTCATGATTTTCTTCTTCCTCTTCCCAATGTATTTACATCAGTTTTGGGCTCTGCGTTGACCTTTTAATCCAGCATTTTTTAATATGCTAGACAATTCTGTAGATTCATCGAGATTAATTGGTTTCCCACCAATGGTGACTCGAATTACCCTATCTGCTGCCCGAGCAGGAAGTTCTTTTTTTATATCAGCTATTGCTTGTTCGATCTTGGATCGAAGTTGTCCGGCAAGAACTTGTCGTTGATCAAACGATATACTGGATTGTACATCATATGGATTTTTTGGATTCACTGCTGATATAACCACTTCGTTAGCATCTCTGTCAGCTTTACCTTTTTTCCACTCAGCATCTTTTTCCTGTTGGGCCCGTGCCGCGGCATTGCCTTCTGGAGAATTGTCCCAGCGTTCCATATCCTTTTTATATTCAGCATAGATATCGTTAGCAACATTAAATCCTTGATCTTCAAGATATCCAGTTATGTCATCTTGAATAAAGTCATCAATGCTCATGTATGCTTCTCTACCGGCTTCCATGCCTTTGCTCAAAAATGCTTTTGCTATTTGATCTATGTCAGCGGCGTCGCTGTCATTTTGTGATGTTGAGTCAGATCTAACATCAACACCATCGGCACTGATGTCTGAGTTGCCGTCAGCATATAAATCTGCAAATTTTTGTATTGCTACACCGTAGGCGTATGGGCTGTTGCTGTCATCACCGCCCGGGGCAAATTCATTTAAATCCCTTGCAAAATTTTGCTCTGCTTCATTAACGTATTCTTTGAAAGTTTTCATGATATCAAAAACTCTGTACTATACTGGAGTACCAAACATGGATTCAGCGTTAGTGCCTACTCCTAGTACACATGCAACCTGTTTGTTGTATTTGATCAAAGTCCAGGTGTTCTGTTTGGTGTTTTCAAACAACATAAACCTTGAACCGTCTCCAACGTCTTGTCCGGCCCAGACTGGTCTCTCACCGAATTTTTGTGTGATGCTTTCCAGCACCGTTTCAAGTTTGTCGCACAGTGATGGGTGCTGGTATTGAAATGCCTGGGCGTTGGCTACGCTGTGTAAGCAGAATAGGAACGCCATCATTAGCTTGTGCATAATGGCTCCTTAAAACAGTATTTATAGAAATTGACCTGTTTTGTAAGCCGCTATCGCTATTGTTCAGTCAGGTTCTCAGATATTGAGAATCTTGTACTACCAGTATCAGTACAACGAGACATTATGATTTCATAAAAACTATCTAGCTCGCCGCCAAATTTTCCTAAAAGATCCGGAATAATACTCATGCAAGTATCAGTCTGATTATCTCTTATTGCAGATACCAGCTGTTCGTGCAAGGATACATTGTATTCTAGTGTGGCCATTTCCATTGCAATATGTTCAACTGGCACTACACAAAATGCCTCTAAGGTCTGGTCATTTACTGTGATTGCTTCCAGTTCAAGTACTGTGTACTTTTCACGCAGTTGATCTGCGGTAACTCTATTAAACACTATTTGCATTACATTCTCTCCACTTTCCAGTTTTTGGCAGCACTGTCTTGGACTTTTTGAAGTTGTTCTGTTGCCAGTTGTTCAACACAGGCTTTTATGTGTTCTAGTTTGGTATCTTTGATTTCTTGTATGTCTTCTTCAATGAAACGAACTTTCATTGCCAGAGCACGTAGTTCACTCATTAGTTCTTGGAATTGTTCATCACTCATGCGTGGGATCTTTCTCGGGGATTGGGTACTCTTGCTTGTTTGTATATATGCTGAACACCAAGTGCTTGATAATAACAGTCCATTAGAGCATTGTGTGCGGCTTTACGATCTTTTTCTCGTGGATCGCCGTGTGTGCCAAACAGTGTACGGCTGTCACGAATCTGCCAGAACTGCCAGGGTGTGGGCTTGCTCAGCTGGCGATATAAATTTTCAAGTATAACAATGTCAAATGCAGGACCCTGACACCAGATGTTTTCTACCCCAACCAAGAACTTGTTGAGATCACGAGTCATAGTATCAAGGCTAACACGATTGCTTTCGCCAAGAGCTTCTTCACGCACAGATTCTTCTTGCTTGCCCCACCACTCAATTGTGGATTCTAGTACATGTCGATCCAGCACAAGTTGTTCGTCAACATTCACACGATGGTACAAACCATTCTCAGTTTCTACATCATTGCCCCATGGATCAAACTTAACAGCACCAATGGTAAGTATCACACTCTCAGGGCGTGTGCTCAGAGTTTCTAGGTCCAGCATTACATCAGCCATATTAAGCCTCTGGCTCTAGTTTAACTTGAAGTGGAAATCCGTTGTTACGGGCCAGCACCGTGACTTCGATGCCTTTTTGTTCTGCTAACTCATATGGAAGAACAGCAACCACGCCAGATCCTTCTTGATGGATCTGCATGGTTAGATTTTGTGCGCGATCTTCTTCATATTCAAATACATTTTTTAGAACCTCAACAATAAATTCCATGGTGGTAATTTCATCATTGATAAAGAGTACCTTAAACATGCGAGGTTCATGAATGTTTAGTTTTGGTTCAATTTTAAGATTGTTTTGTGTTTTAGTAAGTGTCTCTGCCATTTTATCCTCGCTATAGTAGACTGCTGTTGTAGCAGTCTACATTATACTACATTAGAGTTTATTTTGCAAACGTAATGGCAATTTTCTTAGGCTTGTCTTCTTCTGGAACGATGTGTTCCAAAGACACAGTAAGAATACCATTTTTCACAGTGGCTCCACGAACTTCCATGTTATCGCCCAGTGGCCATGTGCGCTCAAAATTGCGTCCACTGATGCCACGATGTAGATATTCTTCATCACCATCATCGCGTCTGCGTTCGCCACGCACGGTCAGCATACGACCTTCAAGAGCCACATCCAGTTCTTCTTCTGCAAAGCCGGCCACAGCTACTCCAATTCGAAATAGTTTATCGCCTGTGCGTATTAAATTGTGGGTTGGATAGTTTTCCTGTTTGGCTGCTGTTGTGAAAGTACGATTGAGTTCTTCAAACAGTTGATCGTAGCCGATAAAGCGACGATGCAGGGCAGGAATGTCTAATAGATAGGTTGTCATTTTATTTCTCCTTTAAGCAAATATGACTGCAAGACCCCGGAGGCATCTTACAAATATATTTATACGCTCTATTCCAGGAGTTGTCAAGATCTGCCATGTCCGTCTGGATAGATAACGGTGTATTGTGTCCAATATTGGTTATCTGGGTTCCAGCTAAGTTGGAAAAAAGAATAATCTTTTTCAGACTCTAGAGATAGCCTTAGGGTATATTTTACTATTTTTGTCTTGTAACTGATGTTGTATTTTTTTGCCCACGTTTCGATGTTGTGATGCAAAGATAGAGACGAATAACCTGCGGCCATTCCGCCTGCACCAGATGACAACAGGAATTCAATATACATCAGTATAGTTTTTTAGGCAATGCTTCTGCTTCGAGTTTTTTCTGCCAACGTCGACGAGCTTGGCTTTTTGCTTTTTTACGAGCAGCAGTGGGTTTTTCGTAAAACTCTCGTTCACGTAGTTCTTGAAGCAGACCGCTGTCTTGGACTTTCTTTTTAAACTTGCGCAGAGCTTTGTCAACTTGGTCGTTGACTACAAAAACTCTGTTGCCAGGCGCTATTGGTCTGTTTTTATCTTTGAT